ATCTACAAAATTTAAAGAAGGCACAATTAATTGTGATGGCCAACCTTGTTTTTTGAGATACAAATGCATAACTTGAAAGCATTTAAGCAATCTTTCACAGTTTCTTATCTGATAAATGGATAAATCTTTAGGCTTGGTCCTGTTGTGTTGTTCTAGTATACCGCACATAACACTCATTATGCTGTTAAACTTTTGTTTTTTGTATCTTTTGCCTTTGCCTAGTTCTTTCAGTGGTTCATATAACCAGTTTCTAATCTGATAGTGTTCGTAACTGGCTTCTCCTAATACATTTAGTGAGTGTGTTAACCATTCTTTTATAATACTGAGGTCAGTTTTGTTTACTCTGACATATATAGTAGTTGCATTAGTAGATAGTTTTTTGTAATATATAGTGTGCATTATATCTCCTTATCGTATATATTTATTTATCATTAATACACTTAATTCCAAAGAAAACATTGGGTAATGCACGGTTTAGACTTTCACAGTATGCAACAGCACACTCATAGTCATTCCAGTATGGTTTTGTAATTATCCATTCTTTAGTTGGTTCTGTGATTATTTGCCACATTACGCCACCCTCTCACGGTCTAATTCAATTAAGATATTGCTTCTACCGTAGTCACCTGTATAGTGAAAAGCATTCATATGATCAATGATGCCACTAACCTCAAAGCAATTCCATGCATTACTGCCAAATTGTTTGTCTAATATGTTTAGCCAATTACTAACTGGTGAATATTCACCATCTATAATATTAAAATCTAATTTGCCATATACACCTAATTTGATACCACATTCTAGATCATGGTCTATACCACAAAATTGTCCTTCTAAAGTTATAGTATCCATTACGCCACCTCCTTTTTGTTTAATATGTACATATTATAGTACATTTATCAGTACAGGTCAACCTTTTTGTCAAAAAAAACCCCCTAAAAGATGAGTACTAAAAGGGGGTTTAAACACTATTCCGGTTCCTGTGCAGGGAGTATAAGCAATATAACATCGAAAATATGGCAATACTTAAGGGAATTGCTTATACATTAATATTTATGCATAACCACTATTAACCAAAATATAATTGGCTCAAAATCACCTATAACTAAATATTATTACATGGCAAACATAAATAATAGCAACGAACAAATCATCATGGCAATGTACGGCACCAAAGACATCAAAACACTTGGCAACAAACAAAGAGCAATCATCAAGGCAATAATCAAAGACACAAAATTTAACAAACAGAACGCAAGGTTGACCCGCCAGAAATAATTGGGTTGAGATCAAGGCTATATGAGACCAAGATAACTTGTATAGACTCTTAAAACTGAGATTCACAGCATACCACTGTAAGAATTAAGGTAAGACATTATTCTGTTATGTCGAAAACACAAACAAGTTCATAAACAATATATGTGTAGAGAACGAAGCATATACAAGGCCTTAGCAGGTGTGGAGTGAGTAAGAGATCCATTGGACATTGTGTATAATAAAATACCTGCTCCCTTATATGGCTGTACACAATGAATACAGAATGAGGAGGGAACCAAGAGTGGTTCCTTCTGACTGAAACTTCTAAAACAGAATGTGTAAGAAGAAAGTTTCATGAAACAACTCACGAAGTGGTTGTGAAATGAATAGGTCTTTAGACCTAATATAATTCACCTATTAATCACTTGGTTCAAGTTACCTCTTATAAATAATATACACAGGGAGTTTATATAATGGGTAGACGTCTACACAGCAACATCTCACAAAAATGGCATAGTATACAGCACAAAATCTCAGTGAATAATGATGGCTGTTGGATTTGGAATGGTTATGTTAACAGCAGTGGTTATGGCATGGTGATATGTGAAAACATGACAGATTTACCACAAAACAGTTATCATGTCACTGTACACAAACTCAGTTATCTGTATCATCATGGGAGATTGCCCAAAGATTGCTTAATCATGCACAATTGTGATTGTAGGCGATGTTGTAATCCCCAACATTTAACTGCAGGTACACATCTGCAGAACAGTCATGATGCAAGGAGTCGTGGTAGATTACGTGGTGTGGATTACATAAAAACATATGGTAAAACACGTGGTGAATTTGCACTAGAACTGGGTATAGCACCAGCAACACTCAGTAATAGGCTAAAGAAATGGGGAAATCCCTACTACAATCCCACAAAAAGATAAATATTAGCACAACGCATACAGTGGCGAAAAACACTGATTACAGGAGAACGCAATGTCAACTGAACATGAAGACTTTTCAGATAGCAAACCACTAACACCAGAGAACCAGAGTGAAGGTTCAAAAGCACACCAAGAAGCCACAGAACAAGATAAACATTATCGTGTAAAGAAGATTAAATATGGCGAAAAAACAGTGGTAGGTCGTGTTATAGGCCGTAACAAAACCGTTATACCAGAAGAAGAAGTAGCACAACTAAGTCAATATCACTGCACAAACAAAGAAATGGCAGACTTTTATGGGGTGCCATTACAGACCTTTATGGACAACTTTCGTGATATCATAGACAAAAATAGACTGATCACTAAACAGAGATTGCGTAAAGCACAATTAGACCTAGCACTAAATGGTAAAGATCGTGTTATGTTGATTTGGTTAGGTAAAAATTTACTTGGACAAAGTGACTCACCAGTAAGCAGTGAAAGTAATCAAGTGTTACCATGGCTTGATTCTGAGTCAGATAAATAACTGTGTTGAACGACATAATCAATTAACTTTAACTTCAAAAGGAGGAAACTGTTATATGTGTGTCAATATAGTCGTTCAACACACTAACGATTTATAGGAAAAAGATATGAAGCAATTCACCATAAAGCAGGGTAATAACATAGACACCCTCAAAACATATCCTGATAACCATTTCGACAGCATAGTCACAGATCCACCATATGGCATAGAGTTCTTAGGCAAAGACTGGGACTCAAATACTGGTGCAGTGGAAACTTGGCAAGAATGCTTCAGAGTGTTAAAGCCAGGTGGATATTTATTGGCGTTCTCAGCCGCAAGAACATATCATCACTTAGCCACTAACATAGAAGGTGTAGGGTTTGAAATAAGAGATCAACTAATGTGGTTGTATGCTTCAGGATTCCCCAAAGCACAGGACATTGGCAAGGCCATACAGAGAAGACAAGGGGTTGAAAAGAGTAAACCCTCAAAAGGTATGAATGCTTATCCAGAAGATGTTAAGAATGGTGGCAATAGAGGTGTCAATCCAGGTAATATTACAGCAGAAGATTATCCAGATAAGAAAGATGAAATAATACCCACATCACCAGAAGCAAAACAATGGAGTGGCTGGAAAACAGCACTCAAGCCAGCACATGAACCTATAGTGATGGCCCGTAAGCCATTTAAGGGCAGTGCCATAGACAATGTATTAACTCACGGTGTAGGTGCTCTTAATATAGATGCTACCAGGGTAGGGGCAGAAGAAATGCCTATAGGTGCACACGAACAAACACGTTCCTTATTCGACAGCAATAAAAAGAGTGCTTTTGCAGATGAAACAGTTCAAGGAAGATTCCCCTCAAATGTGTTAGGTGAAGTTGAAGGCTATCAAAAGTTCTTCTATTGTCCTAAAGTAAGCCGTAAAGAAAGGCATTGTGGATTTGAAGCAAAAGAAATACCAGCACCGTTTGGTGATGTCAAAGGTGCGTATGTTGATGGTGAAAGAATGGCAGTAAAGCATCAAGAGTATCAAGGTAATAGTAAGAAAAAAGCAGACCCTCTTGCTCATATACCCACAAATCCAAATGGTATGTTACAAGATAGATATGAAAGTGGTATGCAAGTAGGTATGTACCAAGATACTAAACAAAACGCAGGAAACAACCACCCTACTGTAAAGCCAGTAGAACTAATGAAGTATTTGGTTAAATTAGTTACACCACCAGGTGGTAAGGTATTAGATCCTTTCTGTGGATCAGGATCAACAGGTATGGCGGCTGTGGAGTTAGACTATGACTTCACAGGTTGCGAGTTAGATGAAGATTATGTAAACATAGCAGAAACCAGAATAGAAGCATGGTATGAGCATACACAACCAGATACCACATTCGACGAGATATTTGAAGAAAAATGAAGTTAACCAATCCACAAAAAACTATCTCAAATGATTCCGCAAGATTTCGTGTGGTAGTTGCAGGTAGACGTTTTGGTAAAACATTCCTTGCAATCAATGAATTAGCCAAGTTTGCCAGACATCCCAATCAAAAGTGTTTGTACATAGCAACCACATACCGCCAAGCAAAGAACGTTATCTTAAATGACTTAATACAATTTCTCCAAGAAAAGAACTGGATAAAGAAGATCAATCATTCTGACTTAGAAATAACATTAGTAAACAACAGCATAATAGCATTACGCAGTAGTGACAACAAAGAAGCATTGCGTGGTACAAAGTGGCATTTCATAGTGTTTGATGAGTTTGCAAGTATGGATTATGAAACATTCAATAGTGTGTTGCGTCCTACATTAGCAGACACAGGTGGACATGCACTATTCATAGGCACACCATATGGTAGAAATCATTTTTGGGATCTGTACAGCAATGGTGGTAAGTTGAAGGATTGGAGCAGTCATCAATACACAACCATACAAGGCGGACATGTGCCACCAGAAGAAATAGAAGCCGCCAAAAGAGATTTAGACGAAAGAACTTTCTCACAAGAATTCAATGCTAAATTTGAAGATGCCGCAGGTATAATCGCCTATGCATTTACACCAGAAAACATCAAACCAGCACCACAAATAACACCTACAAATGCACTACACATAGGAATGGATTTCAATACAGATCGTTTTGCGGCATGTGTTATGTTACAAAATCGTGAAACACTACACATAGTCGATGAAATACAGTTAATGAATGCCAGTACTCATGACATGTGCAAAGAGATACAGAGTAGATATGGTAGACGCATGATATTTGTATATCCAGATGCCAGTGGATCACAACGCAAAACTTCAGCAAATGGTCTAACTGATCACATCATATTACACAATGCAGGATTCAAAGTACGCACACCCAAAACAAATCCGCCTGTTAAAGATGCTATTGCGGCAGTGAACAGTCGATTACGCAGTACTAGTGGCGAAATAAAGTTATGGGTAGATCCAAAATGCAGACACACTTTAGATAGTTTGAACAAATTCAGTTACAAGGAGGGTACCAGAACTCCAGATAAAACAGGCATGTATGATGGTATGTTTGATGCTCTTAAATATGCAGTATGGCAATTATTCCCATTACAGCAAGACAAATTCAAAAACATATATGCACAAAGACGTAGAAATACAGGAACAATGATATCATGAAGCAGAACTTTCAAAGATGGCCAGATGTACAACAACATCTAAACGCATTGTGGCGTGAACTATCCACCACAGTAACAGAACAAAATGAAAAAGGTGAAGACATCACAGTAGAAGTACCACCCAGTGAAGAAGTCAAAAAAGTTATCAGTGCAATAGTACACATAAGGCGTGGTATAGACCCACAACATCATGTAATACAATTTCACACACAACTAAAAGGCGATTATAAGAAATTGTTCTCACAATTGGACACACGTTGGTTAGTGAGCATAGCAGATACCTGTGCTGACACTATGCAATATGGTGGAGCCAGTGAAGCCATAATTATATCTACCTATGCTAATGTTATAAAACTAGGCGAAACATACAGACTGTACAGCAACAGTCAATATCAAAAGCCAAGTCGTTGGGAACCACACATACTTTGGGATGGTGTAAGCAACTTTAATGTGTATGGCGGTGATATGCCCACAAATCTATATAGACGTATAAATGCCAGTATCAGTAATCCTATGTTAAAGGCATTGTTTGCAGAAGTCAAAAGCAGGCTCAATGGCAGTGGTACATACATGGAACAATTAGGTGCATTATGAATAAATTGATTGCAGAACAAAAGAAATATGAAATATGTTATCAAGATCCAGAGTATAAACTTGGACCTTATAGACGTGATAACACACTTAATGATATATCAGATCTTATCAATCAGTATGGTCCTTTTAGCAATCATTTAGATGTAAGTGCAGGCAGAGGCGAAGTTATCAAACATGTCCGTGCATTCGATATACCCAGTCAAGGCACAGAAATAGTGCAAGAACTGTTAAGTGATGATGTGCAATTTGCTTGGAGCCATGAACTGCCTTTTGAAGATGGTGAGTTTGACTTCTTGACCAATTGCGATGCTATGGAACACTATCTGCCAGAAATGACAGAACAGATATTAGATGAGTTCTTTAGGGTAGTAGATGGTGTAGCATACTTGACCATAAGCAATAGACGTGCCACAAAGCATGAAATGGAATTGCATATCAATATCAAAAGTTATGCAGAATGGGAAAAAATATTAAGCAAATACGGTAGTGTGCAAACTAACATATATGGAAGAACTAATCCTACCTGTTATAGTTTCACAGTTATCACAGGAGGCCGAAAAGATGAAAAGTGAAAAACCATGGGCAAAGGCACCAGATAAGAAAACATCGCAATGGAAGAAGAACGAAAGCATAATAGCCAAGAATCCATTCTTGAGAGCACAACGTGACAAGAAAGAAGGTTTGAGTGCCAGCAGTACTATCAATACAGGTGTCAATGACGAACAATACAAACAAGGTTATGACAAGATAGAATGGCGTAAAGACAAGCCTAAACCCAAGTTCAAAATGCGAATAAACGGCAAAGTAGTAAGTGATCCCAATGAAGAAGAGTAATTGGCACGGTGGCAAAGGTTCTGGCAGACGCAGTAGCCAGGACGATAAGAAGTATGCTGATAACTGGGATAAAATATTTAAACAAGGCAAAGATGAAAAAAACAAAACAAAAACAAAACACAGCAAATAAGCCAGTACATGCAATATACACTATAACAT